AAGACTCTCATCGAATAAAATCCTTTCGAATTCTAGACGATGTCTAGCTTAATAGCTTGGCATCTAAGGAATCCCAATGGTGGCCAATGGGTCGACCCTGATAGTTGTATTTTGCTCCCCGGCGTGGGGAACAGTTGAGAAGGTTAGCAGCCTAAACTCGCTGGGCAAAACGCCTCTTGAAAGGAAAGCCTATTGACTGGTCCTTGTTTAAGATTCTGTCCGTAAATCAAACTGGATAGTGGTATCCGAGGTTTCACGAAAGTGGAGTTTAGGAGCGTTATTGAGAAAGGTAGGTTAATCTAAGTTGTTAGTGCCTAGTTATTGGGCTAATGGGTAATCGATTAAAACTCGATAGAGAGAAATCTCTAGGGAGAATCTTATGATATCTCCATTATTTTATTAGATAAAAACCAGTAAGGAGGTACTTTCAATATGAAAGTCCTATCTGGGGCGTTTGAGGTCGACTTGAGAAATCGAGTCGATCACGGATCGAATATATAATCAAGAAAGCCAGAGCCGGATCCCCGGCCCCTCTGCAAGAGGTAGCTGCAGCCCACCGAAAGGTGGAAACTGAAGTTTAAAGGATACAAATATAAAATCAAAGCGCTACAATTAATATAAAATATTTATTGTCACGCCTAGATAATATAGGAGCAGCCTTTAATGCTATGATCTCCGTAAAAAGAGGTCGACCGATTGTGAACACGTTAGTAATAACGGTGCGAGCAATCGGGAAGGGGATACAGTCTAGCTATGTCCGAATTATTATTTCCTTTGTTAGTTCTTGTTCTCGTCTAGCACGTCGATCAGGTATTAAGTTTTTAGTGTTTACGCTGAAAGCTCAGTATGTGACGATATTGCAAGCAATTGCTATATCTCCTCTTAAAGATCAGACTCCTTTGGGAGTCAAATTTGCAAGAGGGCGAGGCGGTCTTCCATCAATAATTCCTGTACTTCATCGTATTAGAATTATGAAGGGTGATCGTTTCGTTATTCGCTTCTGGTCCACTCTACTTTCCCTTTATCGGGTTTTAGAGGTTCCAGGAGTGATTAAGATGTCAACTATTACAGATCCGGGACATGTAGATCCAGTGTTTTTATACAACTGGTCAACTTTTGTATCGAAATCTTTCATACTGAATCTCGTGAAACGGTTCGCGACCGAGTGGCTGATAGAGATCCGTGAGGATCCTTTCAATGCTTGGAAGCAACTAGTTGTACGTCCGTTCGTTATCACTTCGACTTCATCTTCCGTAGGTACTCACCTATCAACTTCGGTTGTAGGTATTATCTCGGCTTTTAGAGCTTGGAAGTTGAATCCTCATCTTCTACCGATCCTTCGGGATTGGCTTAAGATAACAGGCAATATTAGATTTCTTAACTGGTTTGATACCGGTTTAGATTTCTGTACTGCCCGAGATTCTTCTAACAAGTATCTTCACTTTGATAACCTGTTCGCCCGAGCCCAGCTTGGGCGTATTGGCTTAAAGGATGAACCGTCTGGTAAGGTACGTATGTTTGCACTTGTAGATGCATTTACGCAATGGCTCCTAAGTCCTCTTCATGAGAAGA